GCAGATTACTCAAAATTTCAAAAACGGTTGGGTACTCCCGAGAACCGGGAGTTAAATTATATGTAGTGGAAGTAAGCGATATTTACAATCCCTAGACTTTGCTCAGAGTCGAGGGTGGGAATATTTACAGTGAGTGACGAGCTCTCCCCTAAATAAGGGTATTCCACGGGGGGAATGTCTATATACACAAAGCCAAATCTATGAATACAAAATATATACAAAAATATTTACAGATTGGTAACCATATATGTACAGGTAGGTTTGCTATCCCGTAGGGCGCAGACTACCATCTGCGCAAAATCTCTTCAGTAACGTACATGACAATGTCCATGTAGATACGGAAGAGGTAGGTAAAAACTCGAGTTGCATTGGGAATGAAAACCAAATTAAACAAGAACTTGAGGATCGCCCTCTTGTTTTGAAAACAATTGGTTGTCAAGAGCAGGAAATACATCCATTTCTTGTCGGGCCAACCCACATGCATTTGAACTTTACCTGTGTGTACAACATACCAAAGCCAAGGTACGAACACAAATCCTGAAAACATCAGGACGTATTCCCACCAAAAAAGGTATGCGTACGCAGAGCCAATACAATGGTCATTGTAGTCTACAGTTGAGACATACATATCACCACACTGAACATCGAGAATCCTCGTTTCGTCCTCGACTATCAGTTCTTCGCCCTTATACTTGTGGCGCCACACGTCGACCTTCCGGTCGTATGACACGCCAAGTTCAGGGCACAAGTGTTCGATTCCGCTAAGGCGTGCAACTTCACGGAGTTTTGCGCGATTAGTCTCATAAGGCTCACGCCCATAATAAAACCAGTCATGCAAAGAGCTCGCAATGTTAGTTGCACTGTGCTCCTCTAGAGACAATTCCTTGGACAGCAAGTGGGAATGCAGTCGTTTGTGAATTGACTCTTCGGCTAAAAGTCCGACGCAAGCATCTAAGTCAGGATTGTAGAAGTTCTTTCTCTTCAGAAAATCTACTTCGTCCTCCGTCATATAGTGCTTCGGTTCTGACTCTTTGTCGGGCATAGTGAATTTCATATCATGTTCTTTCAACCACTTTGCGTAGGTGATATGCGTGAAATTGGAAAACTGTTTTGCAACAGTTCCCATCACGTCATCTCCGTACGTCATCACCGCACAAGCGGTTTTGAAGTCAACGCCAGGATAAATTGTAAAGAAACAACTCCTCAACAATAATGAATTCACAAGAGAATTAATAATAACTGTCAGGTTTTGACCAGATGGGTTCGTTCCAAACAGTTGTATCAAATCTCCGTTATATGTCATAATGGGGTACACAACCTCATTGACAAGCATGCGCATAATGTGTAAGTCCTCCTCAGAGTAATTGCACTGCATTGCCATGTCAATAAGTACATCGAATGCTGCTATAGTCACTTGAGCGGGCATACGAACGTCATACTTGCTGTAATCACCAGCTAGTACGCGGTCTTTGCCTTTACTCATCGCATGTTTCCATAGTTCTTCCCACTCTGGACCTTCAGCATTGACCCCAACAGCACATTCATAGCGCAAGGGGTTCATCTGTATGATCCGCACAAGCGGAAGAAAATACATTCGAATCAAAAGTTGTAATACCAACGGTGCGCTCTGGAATACACGAACTTTATCTTTTTCAAGTAAAGTCGATTCGTCCTTCAAGCATGATTTCCAAATCATGTAACACCGCTCCCCTGATCTTAGGGTCTCCACGATTTCATCAAACTCATTCCAAATTTCTTCGGTAAAAGTCCTAGGTTTCGTGATTCCTGGATGATCGTCAGGATCCAAGTCAACCAACAAAGGGTGCTTGGTTCCGGAAAGGGGATATCCTGGGGATGTATTGAAATTCATAGCATCTATAAATTTCATACCATCAATACCACACACGGTTTCCACTCGTGTAAGTGGTTTGGTCTCAAAGAGCTCAGGAATAGTCTGGGTCAAATTAGTAGTTATACTCTTCATCGATGCTACAGCATTCTCGAGTACACTACCAATAGGAAGGCTGGGAATAGCGGCATGCTCCAAAGTTGCTTGGTAGGGATACTTTCCTTTACCACGCATCTGTGGTTTGCCCCATTTCTGGGGAACGCCAAAGACTTTGGTCACCGCGCCGGAAATAATGGTGGGGACAACGCGACTATATGGGGTTGCCATGCAGCCAGTGCTCCCATAGACATCAATACAAGCACCCTCTGTTAAATAATTGACAGCGCTCTTGGGATGAATGTCTGTACCCTGGAGAATGGTAGTACCAAGAACCTCCGTGGGAAAATCTCCCATGTTTGGTTCAAGATCTCCACAGGATGCTGACATAACGACTCCGTCACGACTAGCAAGTTCGCGCAAAGCGGTATCCACTTGATCACGGGTCAAAATACCACAGCCTGCACGATGACCTCTTCCTGCAAGGTGAAAACCTAGAATCATTGATCCTTTGGAATCACTAATGACAGGAGACATACACATACCCGGAGACGTTTCAATAGG